GTTCAACTCCGGCCGGGGGCGCCAAAAACGCAACGCCCTATCTGTAAAAGTGGTCGGTTATCTGTAATTCGGCTCGCTCGCCATGGGCTCTACACCATACTCAAGGTCACTGACAGACGACGCGGCCGGATGGAACTGCGCTACGTGCGCGGGTACCCGGAGCCGCTGACGGTGCAACTGCCGTTGCTATGATCCCGGCCATGCCCATCCCGAAAACGAACCAGCTGGACGACTTTCGCGAGCACATGAAGCTGCGCGAGAAGGCCCAGCATGCCGCGGTGCGCGGCCACCGTCTGCTGGCGGCCGGTGATCACGACGGCGCGCAGGCCGCGCTGGATGAAGCGGACGACTGCCTGGAGCGCTGCCAGCTTCTCGAAGAGCGGTGGAAGCGGTGACCATCGAGATCGAGACGGTCGAGCAGCTTCTTTCGCACTCCTATACCGTCGGGACGTGGTGCCCGAAGTGCGCACGTCGAGGCCCCGAGCTGAACCTGGCGAAGTACGTACTGAAGGGCCAGGGCGAGATGCGCCCGAAAGATCTCCGGCTGAAACACGCGACATGCCGCGCGCGGCTCGAGATCCAGATATGGCCAGCGAAGGGCTACGGTAAGTGAATCTGGCTCCCCGCCTGCCCGGCGGTGTGCGTCGAGTCTCTCACCGGTTCTCGGGGAGGCTGGGAGAGATTCGGACGGGCAGGCGGTGGAGTCAGGGCGTGTCGCCGACGCAGGTGATCTTGATGGCGTTCGGCGAGATTCGCGCATTCACATTCTCGCGAATCAGCATGCGCTCGGCCTGCGGGGTGGCGCAGTAGGTCATCACTGCGGCCGCAGCCTTCGGTGCGATGTCCTTGTCGATCGTGGCGCAGCCAGCGAGGGAAACGACGGCGGCGAGGATAGCAATCGATTTCATGAGGGCTTGGTCTCCGTTGGTGGGTTCGGTGGGTCGGACGTGCGCTGGCGCTGAAACCAGAATGTCGCGACGAGAAATAGGACATCCTTGAGGTTGCTCGCCGTGTCCTGCGCCAGGTATTTCGCGCCGGTTGCGACGATGACACCGAGATATCCGATGACGATCAGGTAGGACAGACCAACCTGCGCGGTAGCGACCGCATGATGGGACAGTTTCATGCCCACTCCCCGCTGCGTAGCATCTGCATTTGCCGATGAGCCCGCTTCGGCGTTTGCCGCGCCCACAGGCTATCGAGGCCATGATCGGCCGCGGCGTTGTAGTCGCCTGCGGCGAGCGCGTTGCGGAAGTTCGTCCACGCGGCCAGCGAGCCCAATTGGAAGCACATCGACACGATGACTGCCTGTCGCACGTCGTTGCACTGATCAAAGCCTGTGAGGCTCTGGGCTCGTTTACGCGCGGCCTGCAAATCGTGCTCGAGCTGCGCATCGATCGCTTCGTCGCAGAGCGCGCCGCCCTTCCTGGCGTCCACAAGCGCGCCCACGCCGATGGTCCAGAACCCAAGCGAGTCCTGATAGACGTGCGCTATGCGGCCTTCCTCTTCAGAGACCAGACGGTGAGCGAGATCAAATGTCATCGGTCCTCTAGCCTCTCCACGCGGCGCTCCAACTCGTGCAGTCCCAGACCATTCAGGTGGGTTGCGTTCGCTGTGTCGTGAACCTTCTCGCGCATACCTGACTTGCTGTCCCGGCCGATCTGATCCCAGATCGCCTCGAAGCGCTCTTTGTCGCGATTCTCATGGGCTCGCCAAACGAGGCCTGCGAGACCTACGATGACGCCGCCCACGAGAATCGGCATGAGCCATTCAGGCATGTCAGCACTGGTTGTCCGCGGCTTCTTCGATCCGTCGCATGACGAATCGGAACTCGCCTACCGTCCAGTTGGCCGGGTCCTTTGCGAGGATGTTCACCAGCCTGTTGCGCTTGGTCTGGTCGCAGTGATCGAGCACTGCCGAATCGTTGGCCGTATCCCGGATGCGGGACCTGATGATGATCACTCCACCGCCACCGCCACTCATGGTCGTTTCTCCTGCTGTTTAGAGATGGCCTCTTCTGGCTTCTTGATGCCTGCCGCAATTACCTTCGCATCAAGCTCAAGGAGGTAGTACTGCAGCATCCGCGTTTCACGCTCACTGCGTACGGCCTGCTCGTAGAAAAAGATCGATAGCGAGATCGAGATCGCCGCGAGAATCAGCGCGACAACCGACAGCGCCTTCTCGCTGATGTGCACCTTGTTGATGGCCATGCTGGCACCCTCATCTGCATAAGGGTCCCAACTATCCACAGTGCGCGTGCGGTAAGTGTCCGGTCTAAGACTCACGGCTCCCTCCCGCGGAATAGCACCCGCTCGATGGTCTGACGCAGGTCCTTGATGTCTCCCCGCAGCTCTTCGAAGCGCCCCTGGTTGTCGACGTGCATTCGCGAATGCGTGACCGTGATCCGCTGCTCAAGCTCCTTAAGGTCGTGATGGCGGACGGCCTCCCGGTCGAGTTCCTCGAGCTTGTTCACGTGGTGCTTCCCTAGCCATGCCAGCAGCGCGGTCACCACGCCGAGCAGCCCGAGAAGCACTTTCCATAGGATTTCGTCATTCACCAGATGCCCTCATGGCTCTTCTGTTCGCTCATCTGGAATCGCTTGCGTGGCCTCAGTACACTCCCGAAAAAAGGAGGAGTCTGGGCATGGTTGCTATCTGGTCTGTCGCCGCTGTCACCGTGGTCCTGACGGTCATCGTTCTCGTCACGGGGCCACGAAAAGTGGCCTGCAAGCTCGGGTTCCATGGCCGTACGCTCGAGCGCCTGCATGGCAATCGTTTCCATACGGACTACCGATGCTCGGCCTGCAAGCGCGAAGTGATCCGCTGGGGTAGCTGACATTTTCAGTTGCCCCTCGCGCGCCAGCACACGGTGTTAGCGCCGACAGTCCCACCAACCGTCAAAGTGAACTGCGACGTGGTGCGCGAGGCCGCGGTCATGGACTGATTACCTGGCGCCGAGGTGATCGAGCACGTCACATTCCAGCAGCTCGCGGGGAACTGCTTCGGGAAAACAACCGCCGTGGCCACGTTGGTATTGAGAGTCACTTCCCCCCACTGCTCGATGATGCCATTGGCGTCGATGGAGTAGCCGTTGGTGGCGAATGTCCCATGTCCCGTCGGCGGAGTGATCCCTCCAAGTCCGTTTGGATTGAAGATAAGTCCTGGTGCGTGATTCGCTGGGTTTGCGAAGTTGTTCGTGACTGTATTGAAGTTATTATTTTCCACACTCGTCGAGTAGCAGGTGGCTGTCGCGAAATCGATCGCGGTCAGAAGTACCGCGAATGTGTTCCCAGCGATCTTTGCGCCGACGAATTGGCGCAGCTTGATCCCAGTCGTTCCCGTAGCGTTTCCGGTAAGGGTGTTACCATGAAAGTGCAGCCCACCTCCCTGAAGCTCGATCCACGTTCCCGCAGTTGAGCTCGCATCGCCGAACCAGCATCCTTCAAATGTGATGCCATTTACAGGGATAGTCACACTCGTGCACAGGACTGCGCCCGGCGCGGTCGACGTCAGCGGCTCAAACGAACAGCCCTCAAACAGCCAGGCTTCGCCTGGATTCTGCACAGGCACAGCTGGATTCGTGAACCACTGGCAATCGCGGAACCTGATGACATTTGAATATGTGCTTGCGGTACGGCCAGTGACCGAGGGATTACCGCGAGTGAACGAGCACCGCTCGGCCGTGAAGTTGATGCACTTGTCGAGATCCAGATGGATAGTTCCGGCACCGGCCGAGTCACCGAAGGTGCAGTCGTAGACACCGCAGTACTGAGGATCAGAACTGGCTGTATTGGTGCACTTGATGTAGGTACCAGTGAATAACGCGGAAGTGTGACGAACCTGAATTCCGCGCAACGCGCATCCATAGGCCGAGTTCATGCTAATGAGCACGCCAGTGCCGGTGCCGCTGAAATTGAAGCGCACGGCGGGTTGAGCTCCAGAAGTCTGAGACCCCGTTCCTTGAATGATAATTCCCACCTTAGAAGTGAGATCAATTACCAGCGAATTTCCTGTGAATAGATACACGCCCGGAGGTGCGACGATCGTTCCGCCAGTCGATCCGCACACCGCGATTGCGCTTGTCATCGCAGCGTTAGAGCTTGCAGCTCCAGTCGGATCAGCTCCGTACCTTAGAAGATTCAGCTCGGGATAGGCGTAGTTAGTTGGCGTGACCAGCGCTGCGATCTCCGCGGCCGTGCGCGGATAGAGAATCATCCCGATGATCTGCTGCGTGAGGCTAGCGTAGGTAACTGCCGCCGAGATGTTGTCGACTGTCCAAATGGGCTTCGTGGGCGGATCGGTGTCACCCTGCGGCGAGAGCACGAACTTGTAGGTCAGTGTCTGATCTAGCCAGACATTCGCCTCGCCGCGATAATCAAGCACAACCGGATTCGTATTAAGTGTTCCGACCTGATCCTTGTAGGTTGCGATCTTTGTTGTGGTGCCTGCGACATACGTGAACAACAGGCCGCCAACCATTGGGTTGCCGTTGTTGTCGAAGAATTTTTGAATGGGAAGCGGCGAGAGATTCAAAGCGAGCTCCACATCAGCGTCTGGTACGGTGAGAGGCCCTTGTTTCCGGCTGCAGTGAACCCAGCCGCATTCGGTGGCGCCGTGCCTTTGTAAAACACAACCGTTCCCGGAGCGACGCCAAAGCTCATCGCACCGACTGCCTGGGAGCCGTTATCCGTCACCATGCAGACTATGCGCGGCGCAGGGTCAGTTTGAGGACGCAGGACCGCGGGCAGATTTGTGATCGTCAGCGCCGTTGATGTCGAGACACCGGTCATCCCGATTGCGTCACACTGAAGGATCACAAGTCCGCTGATCTTCTGATAGAAGATTTTCCCGGTTGGCGGTGAACCGCCAAATCCGGTCCACGTTGGCGTGAAATTCCCACTCACTACGCTTGGCGCGATACCAGAAGAGATCAGCAGGAACACGCCCCCGCTGTACATGATAGTCGCTACTTGGTTCGCGACGAGCTGGCTCGATTTTAGTGCTGTGCCGTCCTGATTCACGATCGACACGAGCCCAAGACCGTTCACATTGATCGTGCTGGCACTGGTGTTGGTGTTGCCCGGTATCCAGTAGATGACGATGCCGTCGGTGTACGACGTAAAGTTAGCGGTGAAATTCAAGACATAGGCGTTCACCACGCCCGTGTCGATTCCGCCGTACAGCGTGATGAGCTGCGAGCTCACGACGTTGTCCACGGTCCAGATGGGATTCGTCGGCGGATCCGTGTCCGTCGACGGCGCCAGCACGTACTTGTAGCGCACGTTCGGGGGCACCCAAAAATTACATTCGCCCCTGTAGTCGAGGATGATCGGGTTCGAGTTCAGGGACACGCCGCCCGAATCGACATAAGTTGACTGTTTCGTCGTGGTCCCCGCGATGTATGTAAAGAGCTTCCCGCCAACAGCCGGACGGCCGTTGTTGTCGAAGAACTGCTGTTTCGCATTGGGGGTGAGGACGGTCGTTACCACGGCCAGATACCTCGTGCATAATCTGGCGTGTGCCACCGCTCCTGAACTGGATGCTTGCCTGGATCGCGACTGCCATCGGGATGGCGGAAATCCTTTCGTGGCTTCCGCGCTCGTGGCTCGTGACGACGAGCGTCATCGTGGTTGCGCTGCTCACGTGGGGCGCGCTTCATCGATTCGGTATCAGCAGGCGCCGAATCCACGACCAAGCCGCCCACAATCGCGCGAAGCTGGGCTACTGATTCATTGAGCGGCACGCTGGCCTCCTTGGAGCGCAGCGCTCGGCGCAAGTCCGATGGTGTCCGGCGCCGCGTAGGGCGCGGCATCCGTCAGTGACCGCTGCCACCAGTCCGATAGCAGCGCTGAACGCATAGCCGGCCTGGCCGCCACACCGGCCAGAGGCGCAACGTGGCCCGTGCCAATCGCGCTCCCGATCGAGATGGCCCAGTCGAGAGGCGACACACCCGGCATCGACTCCGTGACTTCTTTCGCGGCCTTTGGAAAGGCTTGGCCGAACCGCGCCACAGTCTCCAGCTCTCCTGAGAGTGGCTTCCCTTTCACCATCTGCTGCGTGAGCTTCCCAGCGATCACGTTGCCGGTAGTCTCATTGAGCGCGTTCTCGACAGAGTGGGTCATCGCGATTGCGCGACGCGCCTGCGCAAAGGACTGGGCTACATCGCCCATTCCATTCGCCTCAAGATGACGGCCGATGAGATCCTCGAGCGTCGAGGCCGCTTCTCGCTGGGCCATACCGAGCGCTTGCTTTGCAGGATCCGCCGCATTCATGCCGGACAGGTTTCCGGTCGCCTGCTTGCGCAGTTCACGCAGATACTGAAGGGCGGCCTTCGAATCGAACTTGTCCTGGAGCAGCGAATCGACCACTTCCTTGATCTGCTTCGTTGCGCCGACATTGGCACCCGGGAAGGCTTCCGCTATCTGATCGGCGCCTCGGCCGATCTGCGCAAGATCGTCCAGATACTGCGCATCGGGGCGGATCTCTCCTGCGTTTCCGATTTGTTCGTAGACTTTGCCCGCTGCTTTGCGAATGCCTTCCAGTGCTTCGAGTGTGATCGGCTGACCTGACTTCAGGTCAAGCGCCTTGCGGACAAGCTCGTTCGTCACTTCCTGGTTCTTGATCGATGCGGCCTGCGCGGTCGAGATCTTGCCCGCGAACCCTTCGGCCAGTTTGTTAACGGTCGAGTTGTTGGCCGTAGTGGGCGGTACCACATAGCCAGCCTCGCGCGACTCCCGAAGTACCTGCTCCGCAGGGTTTGCCGTGGGCCGCACAAAGCCCACTGGCGCCTGATTGGCGGCCTGCGGAGCCGGAATACGTGATCCGGCGAGAGTGCTTTCGATGAAGTTCGCGACTTTCTCGCTTGTGGTGCGAGGCTCGGGCACTCCCGCGTCATTCAGCGCCTTGTTGAATGTCTGCGACGGCAGTTCGTGGCCATACTTTCCGGGCGCGTAGCCTTCGGCCGAGAAAGGATTCAGGTTCTGCCACGACGGATAAACACCGTGCGCAGCATTCTCGATGAGATTCCGCGTCGAGACGCCGGCATCCATCGCCATCATCGGAAGCGACACAACCCCGTTCCCAACAGCGCGGCCGGTGAGCGCAAGCTGACGGCCGCCCTCTTTCACCGCGCCCTTCCACCATGGTTCCGCGGCGTTGCTTTTAGCCTGGGCCGGTGCAGTGGCGCTTTTAGCGCGCGCGTCGAGCAATGCATCCACGTCGGAGCCATCCGGCTCCGCTGCGTCCTTGGCGCGCGCATCGAGTAGCGTATCGATGTCGTCCATCAGAAGGCTCCAAGCTCACGCAACTTCGAGCGCTTTTCCTTGAGTGATGCGGCTTCCTTCGCATCGAGCGAGCCGATGATCTTCTTGCGCTCCTCGGGGTCCGCCGCCTGAAGCTGGAAGATCACCGGGTCGTATGCTTGGCGGAACGCAGTCTCAAACTCGTGCTGCTTGGTGATCCCGTTACCCTTCTGCGAGAGCCATTTCTCCTGCGCATTACCCTTGGCCTCCATCGCCATGGTCTGCGCCTTGGCGTACTGAAGCACCGCCTGGATAGCTTGCGGGGTATACCCAATGTTCGCGTTCTGTTTGTGGATCGACTCGCGCTCGGCGTCGGTACGCGCATTCACGCCGAGCACCCGAGACGCATCGGTCGCGATGCGCTCGGCGAACTTGTCGAGTTCCTGCAGCTTCGAGGCATCATCCATTCCTTCAAAACCCGGAATGAGCGATCCGATTCCGCTTTCGACTTGCGCGCGACGAGAAGCCCACGCGCCCGTAGATACCTGCTTCGACAGGTCGAGCGCCTTGTTGATCTGGTCGAGTTGCTGAGGCGCCATGCTGGCTGCCTTGCGGTTCGCATCGACGTTCTGGAAGTTGGATTCGGCCTGGGCTTCGAAGGTATGGCGTTCGCCAGGTCCGAATCGCGCAGGACCCCCTTCACCGCCCATTGGGGCGGTTCCGATGACATTGCCGGCGGCGTCTCGATACTCGACATAGACGTTTCCGAGCTGATCAGTTCGCGTGACCGCCTGCGCGCCCGGCGCGATCTCGAGCGGAATATCGCCGCCCGCCGCCGCATTCGGGTTGACGTTGACGAGCTTGCGTCCCGAGCTCGTGTACTGCGGATTTTGCACAGCGAGCTGGCTCTCCGCCGAATGCGCCTGCAACTGAATTGCCCGCAAGGCATCCGACATGCGCCCCTTCGGCGCCTTCTGAAGCGGTCCTGCGTAGGCTTTGAGCACGGGCAGCACATCATCGCCGTACTGCTCGCCGTACTGGATCATCGCCTGCGTGACTTTCTGACGGCCCTTCTCGTTGTCCTCCGCGACATCCTTGTCCGAGCGCAAGGCGCCCATCATCTCGGCAAATGCCGCGCGCTGCTCGCCGCGAAGGCTGGTGAGCGTGCGCTTGGCCTGAAGCTGCGACTCCTTCGCGGTGATTGCTCGCTGCACGACGTCGAGGTACTGGTCGCCGGCCGCGCGCTGAAGCTCGGGATCGTTCAGCGTGTTGAGGTCGAACGTTCCATCCTCGCCGATGTGCTTATTCCAGTCGTAGCCGGCCAGCGCCGCGCGCTGACGCGCCGACTGCTGCGTCATTTGCACTTCGGCTGCTTGTCCTGCAAGAGCCTGCTGCTGACTCCTGATCTTCAGGACATCAGACAGCTTCCCCAGCACATCGGGCGATTGTGCGCCGAGTCCGACGAGTTCCGGCATTTCAGGGCCCGCCCGTCATCACGGCAGGCTGCTTGTTCAACTGCTGCATCAGCCAGTAGTTGGTGAGCCCGCTGCTGAGGTTGTTGCCGGCACCGACATATCCCGCACCGTATGCGCTACCAGCATTCGCGGTGGCCTGACCGGCATTTCCCGCGAGCGCCGTACCGGATGCGCCAACACCGGCCGCGGCGTTTTGACCAAGCTGCAGGAGTGACGAGAGGCGCGAGAAAATATTTCCCTGCTGGACCTGATAGCGGTTGAACGCATCGTTATAAGAGGTGCCGGCGTAGTCCTGGTTGTACTTCAGGAGATCCTTGAGGGCCGCGCCGCCCAGTGCCGAACCACCCATGGCCGCACTGTTCTGCAGGGCCTGTGTCCCCTGCTGCAACTGGAACGCGTAGCCGGGATCCGCGTAGTTGTAGAAGTCCTCGACTGTGAACGGCCGCGAGAATGAACCGAACGAGGGATCTGACGAATCGCCGTAGTAATCGGGCGCTGTGGACGCGCTCGGATCATTGGCCGCCGCTGCGTCGGATGAGCCGCCTCCGCCGCCGAACAGATTCTTGCCGGTGACGGCGCGAATCGGATTGGTATCGGTGACGACGTTGATCGGGTTTGCGCCGCCCTGAAGCACTTTCTTCGGATTGAAGAGATTCCCGAGTTTCATCCGCCGCCCATCCGTTGCAGCAGCTGACCGGCCTGAGTGTCACCGTGCATCGCGCGCAGGAGCAGGATGCGATTGAGCGCTGTGGTTCCACCGCCCGGCTGGATCGGGTCGCTGAGATGCACGTCAGGACCTGATGGCCCAGGCTGCAGGATTGGCGTCACGCCGCCGCCGGGGGTTGGCCGATATGCCGGCGCGCTGGGGGGCGGCATACCCGGTGCAGCCATGCCCGGGCGCGCATTGAGTCCCAGCAGAGTGTTCAGCTTAGAAAGCGCGCCGTATCCAGAGTTGATGAACGGCTGCTGTTGCCGGTTCAGGACGTTGAACATTTCCATGTTCAGCCCTGCGGCGTTCTTGGCGGCGTCCCCTTGCTTTTTGCTACCGAGGTAGGAGGCGCCTGCGCCGACTAGCGCGGAACCACCGATAGCGACGGCGACCCAGGTCGTAGAGATACCCTGCCTGCGTCCGGGGACGCATCTATGAGCTCGATGCACGCTCTCGCCATAGCGGCATCCAGCTCGGCATAGGTTGGCGCGATGATTTCGCGCTCGATCTCTGCGAGGTCGGTCGAATCAGTCAGGTGGACAGTTGTCCACCAGGTCTCTTCGTGGACGTATAGTGCCCGTTTCGTTCCCGGCTGGGAAGTGAACGTAACCGGCTGCTTTCGTGCATCGATCTGCATGCGGCCGAACTCGGTAACGACAGTCACGAGGCCGCGAGAGATGATATTCAAGTGGGCGTGCAAGTGGATCTTGCCCACGATGAGCGCGCCTGCCGGGAGCTGGATGCCCCGCGCATAACTGCCTGGCGCGAAGGTGTGCGTGAGCGGGCAGTCGAGCTGCTCAATCTCACGCATATGAGTCTCGAGCCGTAGGATGTCCTCGCGGGTCGGCGGCAACCCCTCGATGATGGCGCCGCTGTCCAGCACCTCGATGTCGCTCATGTGGGCACGAAAGTCATGGTTGGCGCGACTGTGTAGGTCACCCGGATCAGGTCAGAGGCATTCACCTGAAACTGTCCTGAGGTCGCCCCGTAGCTGTAATACGTCGTTCCATCCCGGGAGAACTCAACGAGCGACACCGTGCCTCCGGTGATGAGCATGAAGCCCTTCACGGGCGCGGTGTACGTGTAGGGTGATGCTCCAGGCGTTGTGGGCACCACCGCCGCCGGCGCGCGCCCCTGGAAGATGTTCACGAAGAATAGGTACCAGTCCTTCCCCGTCACGCCCTTATCCTGCAGCGGGACGCGGTAGGTCGGCAGGCTGTTAAACTGGTTCGTCATGCGACCTGCTCAGCCTCTTCGCGCTGGGCGGTGAGCGTAGCGCCGACGATGTCTCGCCGGATAGGGTCACTTACCGACACCTCGATAACAAGGTCGCGGGCCGTCGAGAGTCGGCGCCGGATGCATCGGTCCTTGTATCGACCGGCCTTGCCGATCGGCATGAAGTACTGCGTGCCGAACGTAGAGCCGTAGTCGTAGGAGATCTGGAGCATGGCGCGGGGATCGGAGCCTTGCCCCACCTGAAGGCCGGCGCCACGGAAGAACTCCACCTCGAGTGCCGCTGCAAAAATGCGCTTGCGATCTTCCCGGCTCCAGATGTGCGGACAGCGCCGAGTGGCGATGAGCGGCGTTGAGCCGTCAGCGTAGAACTGCCGCGACATCTGGTAGCCCTTCTGGGCCTGGAAGTCGCCGACGACACGGATGTCCTGATAGTTCGCGAAACAGTTGGCCTTGTCGCGGTGGAATTGCCCGGTCGCCGGATCGAAGGACGCGCGCTGGTGCCATTCCTTCGTGCTCTCGTCGTACACCCATGTCTTATCCGCGGTGGGAAAAGTCAGCACGTAGAACAGGTGCCCTTCCTCGAGATACGTGAACCCGATGGCATCCGACACGAGCGGGTAGCTCGTGATCGCGGCCTCAATGGCGCGGTTCGAGATCTGCTCGTAGCTATACTGGTTCGTCTTGACGACGACGTTTTCGCCGCGCTCGCTGCGCGCCAGCCACACGAGAGACGTACCGAGGCGCGCGATCGAGTGCTTGGCCGCGCAACCGATCTGGGGCGCAACGCCCGGGATACGGGTGAAGGCGAAATTCGCACCGCCGGAGTTGTAGCGGACTTCCGACGTGCGCTCGCCGATGATCCACCACTCGGCATTCTGCGCCATGTGGGTCACGATGTTGTCGCTCGACACGTCTTTGAGATCGAAAAACGAGCCAGGAAAGGTGAGCGAGTATGGCGTGGGCCCAGTCGTGTAGAGCTTCTGGGTTCCCGGCTGCGTGAACAGGAACCAGCCGCTGATGAAGTCCACGCGATCGGCGCCAAGGAATCCCGGGTCAGTGATCTGCGTGAGGCCGCCGGCCGTGATGTTGTAGTAGTAGCCGTAAGGTCCATCGACGATGCACGCGCGTGCGTTGGCGCTGCTCAGGCCGTTATCGGCGATGGATACGGGCCCTGAGTTTGTGAGCAGGCTACCCACGTAGTAGCGGCCAAACTGCGCAATGCTCGTCTGCGTCGCTGGAACGAGCGTCTTCGTCAGCAAGACCGTGTTGCCGACCACCCATAGCGCGTCAGTGCCGCCGGGAAGGACCCACACACCACGTACCCCGCCAGTGGGCGGGATCGCTATACCGTCCGTTGTGACGCTGAAGTCGAGAATCTGGTTCTTCCCGGGCGTGCCGAGAAGCGCAGTGGGCGTTTTCGATTTACCGTCCTGGGAGATCTCGACGTAGTAGTTGATCGCGCGCTGGGAGTCCTGATACGGGTCAGGAGCGTTGTAGGCGGATCCTACGAAGCCGAAATCACCGGCCTCCATGCATCACCTGAAGCCGCCGTACAAAATCCACCCGGCGTCCGTCGGCGCGTCCTGCATGAGCTCGGCGTCATAGCGCGCCACCGGCACCGGGTTGGCATTGAGCGCCTTCACGTAGCCGTACGCTTCCTGCGTGAGCTTTTCCTTCTGCGGCGTCCAGATGGCGCCGTACTCCGGGGCAAGCTCGCGCGCGAGCAGTCGCTTGAGCATGCGCGAGTAGCCCTGCGGCAGGCTCACGGTGGTGGTGAGGGAGGACAGGTTCGTCAGCAGCAGATCAGCAAAGAGATGAAGCTCGGCCGCCTGCGAAGGGTTCTGGTAGAACCAGAGATTCCCGTAGGGGAAGGTCGGGTTGTACCAGAGATAGATCGGCCATGGCGCGGGAATCGCCTTGAAACCGATGTTCGCGTAGCGCGTCTGATCGATGATCTCGATGGGGTAGTCGAGCCCAGATCCCTGCGTCGTCACGCGCGAGAATGCGTTCGTGATGCGAAGTGGGCGAGTTGCCTTGAAGTCGCCCGGAACTGTGTAGGTGATCTGCTGCGGCCCGGGACTCGAGGTCCCCGCAAGCGACATCGTGACCGTGCCGGCGCCCGCATTGAACGCCGTGACCGTCGCACCGGTTGCGATGCCGGCGCCCGTGAGATCGCCGCCGATCTTCATGTCCGCCGGCACGGTGGCGCCCGTGATGATCAGCGATGCGCTGGTCACGGTACCTGCGAACGTACCGCCCACCGGATTGCCGATGGTGTATTTGTACTGCCCTGGCGTGTACGTGAAGATGTCTTCGTCGCTCGCGTACACCGACGCCTCGCTCGTGGAGAGCGAGTCGAGCAGGTCGTTCAACGTGTCGAGCGCATCCTGTGCGTCGGATGCATCGAGCGACTCGCCAGGCGAGTAGCTATTGATGAATCTCAGCGCACCTGTAATGAGGTCTTGCGCTGTCGTCATGGGCTACTCGTAGAAGACAGAGATGATTCCAGAGCCTGCAGCCACCGCCGTATTGTCCGAATCCGCGGCGAGGTTTGTGACCGCAAGGAAGAGCTGCCCGGCCTTCTGCAGGCCATCAGGCCACGACTGGATCACGTTGCCGGTCGTCGTGCCGAGCGCTGGCAACTCGATCGTGATGTCAGGCACGGTCGTGCCGACCGTGGGCGTCGGGGCGCTCGCGGTCGGCACGTACCAGAAGAACTTCAGGAAGATCGCGGCGGCACTTGTATTGAGGCAGGAGATGCCTTTGAGCGACGCCGGCAGATCCTTCACCTTGGTGAGGTTCGTGGTGTTTGCCGTCGTGAGCTTGAAAACCGCGGCAGTCATCAGGTGATCGCCGCAGGCAGCGGTAGATTGGAAGGACGGTTCACTGCGATGACATAGGTCTCGCCCGCTGTCGGCGTGATACCACCACCCGTGTTGTTCGAGAACGTGATGCCGAGCGTATTGGCGGCCGTGACGCGCGCATTCACGATACCAAGACCTGCCTGAGTGGTGGGCTTTGTGGCTGCGACTTCGTCGCCGACCAGCAAGCCGTTGACCGTGAATGTCTGTTCGGCCGTGGTGTTGGCGCCGACTGCGGCGGGAGAAAGCGGAACACCGAGCAGCATCGACAACGCGATATTGCCGCGGGGAATATCTGATGGACCGGGCATGTGCCCCTCCTCGAAAGGGGGCGCCGAAGCGCCCCGTCGTTGTTACACCACGCTCGTCGGCGCGAACGCGTAGGTCGTGCTGCCCGGCGGGCGCGTGCTCTGGTTGAAGCGCATGACCGTCAGCAGATAGAGCCCGGCCGTCGGAACTACACCGCCGGCCGTGGGGTTCACGAACTGCAGGTAGAACTTGTCGTCCACTGCGGGATCGACACGCGCGTTTGCCACCACGACACCGGCCTGCATACCAGGCGGGTTCACACCGACGATGATGTCGCCGGCCTTGATGCCCGTCGCGGCAGTGGCCTGGGTGACGCCGTTCGCGCCGAACGACTGTTCGGCAGTCGTGATCGTCGCAACCGAAACGGGCGTGAGGCTTACCGCAATCGTCTGTACGGTAACCTCCGGGCTGTACGGAGGCTGAGTGTTGGTCGCGGTCGTTGCCGCCGGACCCGGATTCACTGAAGGCATGTTCTCGACTCCTTAGCCGAAGATGCGGCAACCGAGCTGCCGGTAGAGGTCCGCGTACCCGTAGAGCACGTCCACACGAGTCGGCAACGCGTCGTTGTTGATCGTGTACTGGCTCACCATGCGCATCGACATGCCGATCTGGTTGTCGTTGGCGCGGGCGGCTTCGTGCACGCCTCGGGGCAGTGGCAGGTCGGCGAACGCGAGCGCCATCTTGTTCCGGTGCAGGACCGCGTTCTGCGGGGTCACCTTGTTGGCGTTGCCGGTGCCGAAATTGACCGTGATGGCCGAGGTCGCCGTGAAGGCGCTGGTGGTCACAACGTTCTGGAACTGGCCGCCAGAGATGCAGCACTCGCCGATCAGGATCGACAGCGCGCCGGCGCCGCCGCCAGAGGTGTACACACCGGTTGCCGGGTTGAACGTGCCCGAGGTGAGCGTGCCGCTCGCGAATGCCAGGCCCGGCGATGCCGTTCCGATCGGGTTCTGTGTGTAGCCGAAGGGCGGCAGCACCACGAACGTCTTGAGGCTGTTGCCGTATTGCGTGCGGCTCTGCGGATTCGCCGGGAACACACCCGCGATCTGGATGATGTCGCCGACCTTGATGACACCGGTCGACGCGGTCCAGCCGTTCGTCTGGATGAAGCCCGACTGCGCCCAGCCGGAGGTCAGGAACGCACCGCCAGTATTTGCGGTCAGGAGCGGCGTACCACCCTGCGCACCGGTGGTGAATGCCACCACATTCTGGTCTTCGTACCAGTCGAGGCCCGCGAAGTTCTTCGCGATCATGCCCGCCTGGACATAGCTGCCGAGCTGCGCCTGCGGGTTGAACAGGCCTTTGACGCCATCCGTTGCGGCGGACATGGAGAGCGGATCGAGCACCGCCGACTTGTCGCCCTTCGGGCAGGCTTCGAACGCGAGCAGCGCGCGCGCATCGGAGAACGTCTTGTAGCTGGCGGGCTGAACCTGCGGCGTACCGACTGCAAGCGCCGTGTTCTGATAGAAGAACCACAGGCCGTCCGAATCGATGCGATTGCCGATCGCCGCCATGATGGGCGACAGCACGCGCGAGCGGAACAGGTCCATCGACAGCAGCAGGTCCGCAGTCGTGAACTGAACGTCGACGTGGAACTGGTAGTTGAGCGTGACCGGGATGAAGGTCTCGTTCGTGTCCTCGACGTTCAGCGCGGGGCCAAAGGTACCGAGGTAGCGCGGCGGCCGGCGCACGTTACACGTGTAGCCGATCTTCGCGTCTTTGACCGCGAACTCATCCGAGTACTGGCGGTTGACCTTGTCTGAGAAGACGCAGGTGTTCTCGAGCACCACGAGACCTTCGTTCGTGATGTACGAGATGGTGAGCAGATTGTTCGTCACAGAAGTGGCTCCGAAGCATGGTTGTCATGCCCGCCACTGGCCCGCCTGCTTCTGCTTCTCACGGAGAGCGCGAAGCTCCTGAAAGCTCATCTGCGAAGGGTCTTTCTCGACTGCAGTCGCAGATTCACCACTCAAGGGCGACACCGGTGCGGGTGCCCTGGAGACCTGCCTTGTGTTCTGCGGAGCCGGTTCGCCTTTCGGCGCTTCCTTCGGTTTCGCTGATTCAAGCCGGGCCTCCAGTTTGCCGAGCTCCGCAATCACGCGGGTCGGCGACAAACTGGACAGACGCTCGGCTTCCTTCGGATTCTTCGCGAGGTGATAGGCCAGTTGTGGCCCCATCTCGCTCTCCACCAAGTACTGCATGCCCGCGTTCGGCATATCGAGTTCCGAATCGCCCACAACTTCTTCGTAGTCGGGGGTCGCTTTCATGAACTCCTGCTGCCGGGTCGCGAATGTTCCCGCGATCTCCTCGGCCGCAGCCTTCGCACGGTCCTGCTCGCTCTGCGCTTTTGACGCTTCGCCAGCCGCCTTGGCCTTTTTCTCGACCAAGTACTCGGTGAGGGCTTCCGTATAGTCGCCGACCGTTTCGAAGTCGCTCTTCTTCGGACGCTTTGGGTCATCGTCCGCTGAAGTCGCTGGGCCATCGCCTGACTTCTTGCCCCCCTTGAGCGAATCGAGTTCGCGCTGGAGGGCTTCTGCCCGTGCTTCGGCTGACAGTGCTCGACGAGCCTCTTGGGTCGCGAACTCTTCAGCCTCTTTCTGCTTGCGATGCTTCTTCGCGATCACGCGTCGTGCGTGTTCGGTCAGATTCTCGCCATCGGGATCGTCATCAACTGCGGGCTGAGGCGCCGCCTTACCTTTCTCCGCGGGCTTTTCACCCGTCGGCGAGTCGAATGTACCATCCGCTTTGCGCGGTTGTACAGTTGTTCCGTTCTCCGGTCGTTCCGTCTTCCCGTCGTTCGGCTTTTGTGAACTATCGGGCGCAGCTTTGCCCTCTGCGGGCTTCGCTTCGGGCGCCTTGAACTCGGGCGCCCGCCCGCCGTTCGCAATGACTTCGACGATGTTCTCGCTCGTGACGACGTTCGGCATTGATTACTCCGCTGCACCGTTGGTTTTGGAGGTGCCCGCCTTGATGAGCTTGTCGGCCGCGCGCGATTCGTGCTCGGCCTCCGCATGAGTGTTGAGGAGTTGCACGGCGCCGCCGATCTCGGCCACATCGCGCCGGGTCGTGTCGCCCATCTCCTGAATCTTGATGGCCGTGACAGCCTTGACGTCGGTGTCCCGGCGCCGCGTGTCATCGCGCATGCCTTCGCGCCGGTCTTCAGCGTCCTGCTTCATCTGCTCGACGCCGCTCTTGTACTTGATTTCCAGCGCCTGCTGCTGGATCACGCCGTCCTTCTGCTGGAGCTGCTGCTGCAGGGACGCAATGATGTGCTGAGCCTGCTTCGGCAGGCCTTCGATGATCTTCTCCATCGCCGCCGGAATCGTCGTCGCCACGCGGTCCGCGAGCTCATCGAACCCATGCGCGTCGAAGTTGCGCAGGATGATGTCAGCGCCCTGCTGGACCATGATCTCGCCCAGCGGAGTGTTGAGTGTTTCCACCATGGTCTCTGCGGCCTCTTCGCGCTTGGTCGCATAGCCGGGGCCCGTGTCCATCACGACGGCATAGAGACCAGTCGTGAGATCGTTCTTCACGCGCGATACGCCATCCTCGCTAGGCTCTTTCTCGTTGATCGTCACGAGTTGCGGAACGCCATCCTCGCCGATGATTCGCTGGATGCGCTGGGTGTCGTAGATGAACGGGATCTGCTCAAGGAGCAGCTCACCCGTCCATGCGATGGCGATCGTCTGATTGTCGTAGTACTGGTAGTGGGTGAGATCCTGCATGCCCTGGCGGCGCTGCAGATACTTGTTGCCACCGACTACACGCGCCTGAAGCTCGGGATTCTCCTGCGGCATGCCGGCGACGGACATCAGATCGCGCGTTGCGCCCGCCGCGGCCTGCGCCATGCCCTCTTCGACCGGTACCGGGGGCTGGCGCTGCGGCGGTGGAATGAGCACTTCGCCGCCCGACGTCTGAACCGTGACCGGTTTGTAGACGAGCGTCGAATAGCTGCGCTGATTCGCGTCATTCCACTCGGGATGGCCATCGAACTGGCCCTCGGCACCGACCCACGGCGCTTTGGGAGCGAGTGCGTAGCGCTCCGTCTGCGCCGTGAGCCAGTAGTTCTTCATGCGCGCAGGGTCCATCAGGTCTTCGACCATGCCCTTGCGCTTCACCTGGCCGTCGATTTCCTCGGCGTTGCCCTCGCAGCGGACCACCGGGATGTAGCGGCCGGCGACTGTCGTGCGATCGATGATCTTTTTGCCGTTCAGCCGGAACCACTGGACCGTGACCCTAGATGCGGGCCGCTCGATCGGCTTGCCGGTGCGCTTGTCGAGCATCGGCCGGTAGTTCACGGCGTCGCGGATCTTCTCGTCCGGCAGCTCCGACTTGAACACGGTGCTGCCATCGGCCATCAGGCAGAGCGTGTCGCGCACCTCGTGGATGCGGTAGTACTCGGCGAGCCGGATTTCTTCCTTCGACTCCCACTCGAGATTGAGCAGGCCTGTATCGCCCGGGGCGTCGAGATATCCGTATTCGGCATTCTCGGCTTTCGGATAGCGGCGCTTGTACTCCTGCCGCTTCATCACCTCGGAGAGGATGCACCAGCGCTGGTCGCGGCCGTCCGGAAACACGGCAGCAGGGTCCATGTACACTGTGTAGGTGTTGCGGATCTGACGGATCAGCAGCTCCTGATCGAATGACTTGGGCCCGATGTACTCGGACACCACGCGCCAGTAGCCCCAGCCGATGTCGATCGAGCTCTTGGCGCCGCGATCGTATGCGACTGAGGCATAAGAGCGGTTCTCGATGTGGCGGATCACGCCCTGAACGGTGGCGGCGGTATCTACATTGGCGCCATCGCCGACCGGATGGACCTTGATGCGCGGGCGCTGCTGCCGGAGCGTGTTCTCCTGGCGCTGGCAGAGCATGTTCGTCTCGTTGATCGTAAGCGCAGGGCGTGACTGGCTCTTGCGCGCGTTCTTCACGTCATCGGGCCACTGCTCGCCCCAGCGGAACTTCTGGGCTTCGACGCCCTTCTTGCGGTTCTCGCCTTCGGCCGCGATGGCGATGCGCAGGCGTTCGGCGCATTCCCTCCAGATGGCTTCGTCGGTGGTGGCGTCCTTGTCGAAGATGCCGAGCTCGCTCACGACAGCAGCATCTCCCGCAGCTTCGTCGCCACAAATGCCGTCGCCGCCTGCTGCTCCTTCAGCACGTCCATGGCGCGTTCGGTCGTGGCAGTTGCACTGATGCGCGTGCCGGCGATCTCATCGAGGCGGCCAATCGTTTCGTTGGCCAGTTCTTCCCACTGGTGGAGCTTGGATTCGAGTTCGGCGCGGGTCACGACATCCATCCTGTGCCGCGCGCATCTGGGAGCGGCTGTGTCTGTTTCGGAACTGGCTTCGCCATCACGAGCGCGCAGCGCTTCATCATCAGGGCGTAGCGAGTGGCGCTGATGAGGTCATCGCCCTTCTTCACGATGAGCCCCTCCTTGCGGTGATACAGGCGGAATTCTTCGAACCAGTCGGCGAGGTGCGCGAATACCTTGAAGCGCCCCGTCTGCATCCGATCCAGCATCTCGGCGATACCTGCCTCGACGCCGAACGAACCGTCATCGAACGTGGCACGCTGGGGCAGCATGCGGAGCCCCTGAGCGCGGTACTGCGCGGCGAGCTGCTCTCCTGAGCCCTTGTCGTGCTGGAGGCCGTCATGGGGCCATGCCCAGGGGAGCCACTGATCGTTCGTGCCCTTGAGCGCGCCCCAAGGGCGCACAGATGATGCAAACATCGCGGGCGTCTGCTCCCGCTGGCGATGGCAGGCGATCACGTATACGCAGTCGTTGTCTCGATCCCATGCGAGTCGAGCTCCAGCGCTCGGGTGATCCCAGCCAAAGTCGATGCCGGCGATCTGCGGCCAGTGCTGCGGGATTGGAAAGGCCTCGCAGCGGATCTCGTCTTCGTCGATTGGGAACACGCGGCCACTCCCCAGCTGCGGAATGCCCTTGGTGCGCGCCTCACGCTCGAAGGCGGGATAGGTTGCGATGATCGCGGCACGCTGCTCGGGCGTGTAGTGCTCGGCGTCGTCGATCGTCATCGTGGTGACGTGCGTGCTCGGGGGCTTGTCGAGCAGGAAGCGCTTCACGACGTTCGACATGCCAAGCAGCGGCGTGAACGTCATCATCACTGGCATCAGGCCCACGTTCGTGCGCGTGAGCCCTTCGGTGTAGATGTCCTCGTCCGGCTCTTCGTCGAACCAGATGCCGCCGAGCGTCTCGCCCTGAAACTTCTCTCGCCCCTGGTCGTAGCTCTTGAATGCGCACACGGAGTTGCCGGAGCTCACGTCACCACCCCCGCCCCAGCGGCACTCGAAGTGATCAACGGCACCGACGACACCCCGGCGGAGAGCCGGATCTCCCACGAGCGCGTCTTTGGGCACCATGCCGGTGCCCCAATTCGCGCCCCGCCCAAGCAGGATGCGCTGAGGATTGTCGCGCGTGGATTCACTCGTGACTCCAGCGACCCACCATGGAGGGGGCTTGCTGTAGGTGTACCCCTGCCACCAGTCGGGATATCGACCGGTGAGGTGCATGGCGACTTCAGCTCCAGCGCTGAGCGTCTTGCCGACCTGGTTCGCGGCCATGAGTAGCCGCTCGCGCTTTGTTCGTCCGGCGGCGTGGAACTCTCGCTGTTTGGCGTACGGAACATACTTAGTGAGGCGTTCGTACGAATCCAGCGTTTGCAGGCGACCCAGAAGATGCAGGCGCAATTTCTGCAAGTCGCTGTTCGACAAGCTGGAGAAGCTCGGTTGTGCGCTCACGCGTCAGCCCTGTGTCCACATCGAACTTGTCGCGCCACTGATCGGGCCGACGGTTCTTGAGCCAGAAGATGCAGGCCACTGTGTCCGGTGGGTAATGCTCGACGTAATCCTCGCGATAGACCTCGCCCTCTTTGGTCATCAGGATCTTCACCGCGTCGTGCTCGTAGCCCACTGCACGGCGATACAGCGACTGCTCGACCCGATCGTCGCACTCGGCCTTGCCACGCTTTAGGGACTGTGAGAACTCCGGGTATTCCGCTTTCCAGCGGTTGATCGTCCATTCCTTGACGCCAAAGAAGTCGGCGAGCTCGCGATCAGTCGCTCCAAGCTTGCAGAGCTTCGCGGCCTGCTCGTTGAACTCCGGCTTGTATTTGCTGGGGCGTCCACCGGGCATTAGGCTGCCTCCTCGCGCACACCGGCAATGTCCCGCTCCGTCACGATCAGGCAGCGCTCGCCGTTGTAGATCACCTCGGGGAAGTTGTAGCCCTTGCCGTCGTAGATGTTCAGGCCACCCAATTCGACGATGTCACCGGGCTTCACTTCGGTGGGGCGGAAGCGCTTGGAAAACTCGATACGCTGTTTCTGGCCGTCGGCTGACTTGATGCGTTTGCTGACAGGGTGGATGCCCGGGCCCACCTCCCGTACAACGCCTCGGAGTGGGCGGCCAGAACGCACGACTGCAATACGGCTGCCAGCACCGTGAACCTCCTCGCCTTCCCACTCCAGCGGTTTCAGCAGGATGCGATCGCCAGCCATGCGCAGCTTGCCGTTGATTACTTCGGGCTTTCCTTTCGGGATCTCAGCCATCGTGGCGCGGCTCCATGATTCGCTGCTGGACGACCTCACGGCGCTCGACGATGCCGTAGGAGACGCCATCATCGCTGTGGAGGATGTGGGTGCAGCCCTGGCGCGTGAGGTAGTCCTCGGCGCTTATGCGTGCGTTGTCGCCTGACCGGCGGTGGAAGTAGTGGAAATCCATGGGCTCGCCACGAAAGTCTTTCGGCACGCCGCGGATATCCTCAATGAGCAGCATCCGAGCCTCCCTTCACGAGCTCGAGTCGCACGGTGCCTGCCACAGACTTCTCCGCGGGCTGAGGTACGTCCCAATCCTGAGTTCGTGAGTAGCCCACCTGGAAATGATCGAGCCCGCGTCCGCACCCCATGTGCTTGGCGTACCAGTCGTCGATACCCTTCAGTCGCGGGGCGACGTATTGAGCGTCGTTGCCAGCGCGCTCCCCGACGCAGAATGCGTCCTCAGGGTTCTGGTGATGCCTGCAGACTAGAAAGAGGCGGTTCGCGCTCACTTCTTCGC